CGGAAGTCGAAAAGTCCCCGAAGCCGTTGCGGGAGCATTGAGAACCATCAGTCCTACGGTATTAGCCGTTAAGAAATATTCGTATGGGTCTTCGTTCTTAAGAGTAACTAACACCTTAAAGTAACCTGTTTCCGCATATTGAATAGACAGATATCGCATTTGATATCTTCCGGAAACAAAAGAACTGTTGTTATTAGCGTTTCGCAGGTAAAAAGGAGAGAACGTATAGTTCATACTATACTTCGTACCAATCCAAACTTTTTGATCATCCCATTTGCCCTGCACGGTAACGGTTGCTTGTACTGAAGGGGCAGCGTCTGAGTAAACTGTGCCGGAAACAATTGGGATTACATACCCCACAGAAGACACTACTTGCGTTATAGTAGAACTATAACTTAGTGGTTTTGGTAAAGTAAAGGTCGTTGTGTTAGTGTTGGTGGCATATACCCCGGCATTTGAAGCACTAGTGGCAAAATACTTTCTTTGGTCAAGAAAGGTTGTAGTGTCTACGCCGGAGATCAAGGTATCAGTAGTTCCTAAGCCTACTTTTATCTTTTCAAAAGTAATCCAATTTGTGGTAGAAGTCTTTGGACGAAGCACTATTGTATAAAGATCTGACTCGACAAAACCTGCCCACACCGGACGAGCCTTAGTGTTAGCAAAGGTTGCAGTATCTTTGAAAGTAAACTTAAACCACGCTGATTGCACCTTCTGTCGCTCTGATAGGAAGTAGCGGTACCCATACATATCCCCGTTAGCCACAACAACATTAAAGGTGTCATGGGAAGCCGCAGCAAGGCAAGTAACAGGACCTTCGATGTACTGAGGCACTCGGCTAGTCAGTTCATCTGCAAGATAGGCACCACTTAGCGCAGGTTGCGGAATCAATTCACGCATACCCAAATAAGCGCCGTTTCCATACAGAAAGAAAATGGAGTTGGCTGTCGGTACAGGTTTGACTATTGGAGACAGGTTCTCAAACTCACCTACAGGCACAAGACTAACGGTGCTTGGCGTAAAGACAGCCTCAGACCGTAGCGCAAGTTGACTTGTAGGTGTAAAGATAATTAGATCTGTGTTGAAAGGCACAGCAGCCATAACCTTACCAACGCGAGGGCTACTTGATGCGATATCAATTGGGTCGGTGTCTGAAAGTTGTGTTGCGGACTCTTTAAAGAAGTTAAAGAATTCACCTACACGACTGAAGACAAGATTCTCACCCGACAGAAATCCAAGACGGTTTTGAAAGAACACCATGTCTTGAACTTTGCTTCCGGTAAACGAAGGAAAGGGGCAAGTTTTATCGTCACCAATATAGCGTTGTTCCCACTTAAAGGCTGAGTAATCGGCACCCAATGGCACCCCACCTGAGCCGGGAGTTCCTGTAATTCCGTCTGCTTGTTTCAGCAAGAACGTAGTGTCGGATTGCCGAATCAAAATCAAAGGCATACTATCGTATTGCCAAAGATATTTAAGACCGGGAGCAAGAGACTCTTCCCACACTCCGGGACCAAAGGTACCGTTTTCGGCTACAAACTTTACCCAATAATCATCTGTGTCGTTGTCAGGAACCCCTTCAATCTTTATCATATAATTGTGCGGGGCTTCCGGAGGAAGGTCTTCAAAACGAGTAGTCTTGGCTCTAAAAGAAGCAATTCCGGCGTTACCAATTGAATCTCCTGCACCCATCTTAAAGTCTTCACTTCCGACAACATGAATGGTGTTGTTGTAAATGGCGCTTGCAGCATATATACCTCCCGCAGAGTCAATACCTCCTGAGGTAGTGGCATTAGCAGGTATGCCCTCGTAAAAGCCGCCATTGGCGGGAGTTCGGGCTTCAATACGGTTAGCAAGGGCGGCAGTAAAGTTTTTTGTGCCGGATCCCGTGGCATTCTTTAATCTGTAGGTTCCCAAACCACCATTAGATGGCACAGCACCATTAGTTCCAAAACCTACAATTTGCTGTGAGAGTAATGAGGTTGAAGCACCATTAACACCCGTTGATGAGGTGTTTGGGCTGCTTGAAAATATTTCAAGTCCAAGTTGTAAATTTGCGGTACCTACAATACTGACAGTTAAAACATCATTGACAATGGTTCCTGTTATATTTGTTGCAACAACAGTTGCTGCCGGAATTGCACCATTAAATAAAGAACTAGCCACATAACTTGTACCGTTTTCGCCTGAACTTGCGGTTTTAAATTTATACGTTGTTGGAGGGTTTATGGGGGCAACTGTCGTATTTACCGGAACAATGTTTACAAGAAATTGGCGGTCATAGTTGGATTGTTTAACCCAAATAAGTCCGTTTCTGAGTGGGTTTGCAGGAGACTGTGCAGATAAAGTGGTGCTTGCTAATGTAGGTACTGTTGTGTTTAACAGAAAAGTTAAATCACCAATTGTCAGGGCTTTTCGTTGATAGTGAAAGGCAGTTCCAAGATTGGCTCCCGGCGCTATTGTTAATGTTTGTCGCACTCCTGCAAGGTTATATACAGCAGGGGTACCGTCTTTTAATACGACAAGAACATACCGCTCAGTTTCATCTCGTTCAATCAGATGAACAAATGGGGTTTCTGAAGTAGCCGCCACAAGTCCGGCTCCGGACGCATCAGTAATAAATGCAAGGTGTTCCGAAGGAGCCCTTTTTAGCAAACCTTCTACCGCCGATGGCACGGCATTCTCAATTACTTCGGCTTCATTACTAGCCCGAATAGCGGGAGGCTGTTGGCTTACGCCACCAATAAGATTAGGAATGCTAGTCGTGATAAGAGGCATTAATAGATCCTGTAAGAACCTTGACGCAGGAAGGGACGAATGACGCTTTCACCTTGGAAGATGTTGTAGTCGCCAACTTCATTCTCGTATTCAGTAAGACGCGCTAGGGCGGTGATTTCGTCTTGCATCTCAAACGCATGAAGCGTAGAGGAGCCTACTACACGATCTTGAAAGATACGAGCGGCACGAATCGTAATATATCGCTTGGCGATCTCAGGCATTTCATCGAAGTCTAGCAAGGTTACCTGTGTGGTCGTTAGCGCCTCTGTAAAGACGAAGGACGAGGTCAACCGATTGTACAGGCGATTGCCACGGATCACCACCTCAAGGGCAACGGTGTCATCTGTGTAGGCAATGTCCACGCGTACAATGCTGTCGGAAATGTAGAGGAACCCGGTAGTTGTCTCAGGGGTCATCACCACATTCTCATCGGTGTTGAACTGCCATCCGTAAGACTGAATGTCGCGGGTGGTCTCATCTAGGATGGTCAAAGCAATCAGCGAGTCTGCACGTTGGGCTGCCAACGAGTTAACAGGTGGCTCTCCAATCGCCGAAAGCATCGTGTTGATTGCCTGTAGTTTATTTGTTTTTGTTAGAGCCATTCTAGGATCCTAGAAAGATAGACAAAGAAAAGAGAGGGTGGAACCCAACTTAGGGAACCACCCTCTCTTAAAAACTAGTAACTCAATTAGGCAGCAGTACCGTTGGACGCGCTTTGGAGTTCATAGCAGCACTCTTCACGAAGAATGTTGTGACCCATTGCGTACTTAGCCAACATCAGCGTACCCATACGCTCCATGATGTAGTCGGTTTCAAGAGACAGATCAAGCAACTTCACCGTTGCAATGGCTTCACGGTGGAAGATGATTCCCTGCGTCTTTGCCGCCGAGGTGTTGTAGTTAAGACCGGAGTACTTAAGGGAACCACCGTTTGGGTTATTGCGTACACCCGCTGCACCCGCAAGTGGATCCACAGTACCACTACCACTAGTTTCGTTGGTCTGTGGAATGTGATTGCTCTTCATAATACGGATGCCGTATGCCGAAGCAATCTGTCCCGTTGCAATCGAACCGTTGTCCGGGGAGAAGTCCCGGTTAATTGCATCGCTGTTACCACCGAGCAACAGATAGTAAACCTCAGGGGTAACTACTGCAAACCGCTCATCGTTTGGCACGTTGCGCTCATCCATCTTTCGAGCAACATTTGCAAAACCCGCAAGAATAGATGCAGAATGCATTGCGTTGGAGCCACCCGCGTGTCCGATGTTGGCAATAGCACCAAGATAAGTAGTATCAGTACCTGAAGCAACACCAAAGCGATCTGTAGTTACACGAGCGCCACCGATGACGGTGCGGATCAAGTTCTTATCTGCGGTGTAAGCCAATGATCGACCGATTTCAGTCGAGTAGATTGAGCGAACATCGTAGTGGTTCTTCATCTCATCGATATCTGCAACGAAGGTTGAAGACACGAGAATATCGTCAATGAAGACGGTGCGCTCGTTGTGCTTGAACTTGTTGAGATACTTGGAAGTCTGAGCCACAGTTTCCACAGGCACAGTCAAAGTACCTACAGCACCGCCGGAAGTGGCTGTACCATAGGCAGTACCTGCTGTACTCTGCGAAAGAACAGATTCGCCGGGGGTGTGGTAACCCGCGCTTGCCGTTCCGGTTACAGGGAAGATTGCGGACTTACCTGTCTGAATCGTGCGAACACGATGGAGAGGCATCATGATGTTAGACTTTTCAAAAGTCGTAACAATTTCGCCGCTGAAGATCTTCAGAAAGAGTGCTTCGGTATCAGAGCCTGAGGCGTTAACTAGACCAAGGCGTGACGGGTCGGTATATTGTCCCATAGTTGTTTGTTTTCCTAAATTAGTGAATGATTAGATAGAAGAGGAGTTTGCTGTAACGCGCTTAGAGTTCTCCCTCGCAAGGGGCTAAAAGCAGTCATAGCATTTTATGCATAATCCATCTAAAATTATGCACAAATGAAAAGAACCCCATAGATTCCTCTATAGGGTTCCGGTTAGACGCACCACTCAGACTTGTCGTCAGGGTACGATCTCCGGCGCAATGCCGGGTTCTTCAGGCACATCAGCAGCCCACCATCCGGCGGGAATTTCTACACGATTAGCCGACTTGATCTTTGTTCCGTCCTTCTGAACTACAAACACCTTTGCAGTCACAGGCTCCGCTAGTTGGACGGGCGTCCCCGATGGTACGAGCAGCACGGAACTCCCGCACCCGTTGAGCAAAACGCTCCCTAGTACCATTAGCAGTTGGATCGGCTTCTTTAACATATGTTTCCTTGGAAACCCTTCGTTCAAAGAAATTCAGTAGGGCGGTAACTAACTCACCAACCCACCCCCACATTAGGGTTCAACCTTCTTCGCAGCATCCTTCGCAAAGATCAGACCAAACCCCGCAGTAATTCCTGCAACCACGGTTGCGATATCAAAGTTAGTAGCAGGGTCTCCATCAAAGAATGCCACAGCAGCGGCTGAAAGCACAGTAAGAATGGTGGCAATACCGAGGGCAGTAGTCTTGAAATCAGTTGGCTTCTTCATCGTGATCCTCCAAAGGCGTTAGAAGTAGAAATTCGACGTTCAACATCAGCGCGATAAGCGGGATCCTTTGAATAACGTGGATCGCTCATAGCGTTAACAATCTCAGCAACACTACGGAATGTACCACCGCTTTCGGTCGTAGTACCGCCCTGTAGCAAGCGTCCGGGCTTTCCCATAGAACCATTGGTCTGCTCATATCGGGCTTTGAGTCCGGCAATAGCCATCTTGATGGTAGCCGTGTCTCCCTGTTCCATAATAGAGTTGTAGGCATCAACGTGTTCTTCAGGAAGATTGTTTTGCGCCCAAACGGTCAAGGCAGCGTACTGCTCTTCACCTCCGGCAACATCCATAATCCCCTTGAGGTTGTTGTCAGCAAGAGCCTCCTGTCCGGCAACATAAGAACGAACAGTATTCTCAGGAATACCAAGAGCAATAATCTCCTGCACAGAGTCTTCGCTTAAAGTACCTGTCTGAGCAAACTCGTCTGAATATGAATCAAGAGTATCAAGCGACTTACCCGAAGAAGTCAACTTGGTTTCAAGCGAGGCGTAAGCAGCAGCCAACTCCTCAGGCTTTGTAAACTTCTCAGGGAGCCACTCAGGGCGAGTTTGAGCCTGTGCGGCTTCTTGTTCAGCCTTTGCTACGGCTAGAGCATCTACTTCGTTATTTGAAGTAGCGGTGTCGCGTACAATGTCAATTTGTTGGTGGTTACTCATTGTTGTGGTGGTGATTGTTGCTTCTCAATAATGTTTCCGACGGTCTTTGCGGTCTGTGGCATCAGTTCCTGTTGCATTTGCTGCTGCTGCGCGGCTTGCATTTCACCCTGAATTTGCTCTTCAGTTTTCAGCAAGCCCGTAACATCAATTCCAAGACTTGCAGCACGGCGGTTCAGGTATTCTCTGAAATCAATATACTGTTGAATACCGCCGGGACCAAGAATCTGAGCAATACCTTGCAAATAAAGATCCAAACGGCTCAAATCATTTCCTCGACCAAGAGCGTCAATGCCTGTAACGATGGTAGGAGTGATGTACTTCTTATCAATCTTAGGCATCTTCTTAGCCTTAATCAGCCGATCCATCATTCGGTGAACCAAAGGCAATTGAAATTCTTGAGACAGGATGCTGTAGATGCCACCGAGTTGACGCTCAATGCTCTGCGTGACTAGACGAATCTCTTCGGCGGTTACACGTTCTGCATTACGAACTGAGGCTTCAGTAAGCAAAAAGGCGTAAGAAAGTCGCTCGTTGATAGCCGCCATTGTTTGAAGAGCGACACTAAGATCCGCAGATTTAGCAACCTGAAGCACCGTAACGTCAGAAGCCATTCCTTCAATAATCGCCCCGTTAGGAGCCTTTGCCAACTTAGCAGCGCGGGTGGTGCCTACAGGGTTTACTAGGAAAAGCACCTTGGCAGAGGCTGAAGCGGCTTCTACAATACTCTTAGACAGGCTTTCCAAAGACACCAAGTCACCAAAGTACTGCTCGACATAGCCGCGACCGTAGTCCTCGCCGTCCACACGATGCATTCGCAAGGCAAGGAAGGGGCTACGTTCGATTGGATAGATCATATATGATCCGGGAACCTCCATCCCGCCCACTTCTTGATAAACTTCTACCCGCTCATCGTCCAAGACATGGCAGCAGGTATACAAGTCCACGGTATCTTCAAGAGAGTTCAGGGTGGTCTGCACGGCAGCCTGTATTTCAGGAGGCAGCATTGCCGGAGAAATGGTTTCCTTAAGGATGACCTTCCGGACATTGCCCATCGGATCCCGCTTGACCACATAACGATCAAGGCGAATGACGCGCATTGGACCTTCGTCAGGAAAGTACAATAGGGTGTTACCACCAACAATCAGTTGCTTAACGGCTTCAAACAGCGGGACACGAATGCTCAATCCCTCAATCTCCCGCATAATCAGCCGCTCCATTTGCGACAGACTTTGCTCTGCTTCGCCTTGGGCGCTAGGAGAAAGTTGCTGTAGATTCTTTACCGCTGTCTCATCAATCACAAAACGAAAGAAGGGCGAGTTGGGCGGCAGGAGCGAAAGCAGTAGAGCCGAGGCTAGATTGTTGACACCTCGCGCACCCACGGATTGATAAGGAGTAACAAACTTACGGCTACTCTGATCTCCCTCATCCGGAAACAAGTGTGGCAGGGTCAAACGGGCGCAATCACGGGCGCGTTCCAAATAGGTAAAACGCTGTGCTGCGAGTTTAGAATATAGTTCTTTTCCTGACACCTAGGGCTCCTGTTTATTGTTAAGCACCAATACGCAATGAGGATCGTCCCGCAGAGGCTCGTCCGGCGCGTTGGGCTGTCTTTTGCTTGTTCCTTATAGCCATTCTGTCTGCTACCGCAGCCGCCGCCATAGGAGCCACTCCTGCTGCCGGAGACTGACCCGGAGCCCCCGGAGTTCCTGCTGCCGGAGCATAACCGTCCCCGTTAGTAAATGCTTTTCCTGTTTTAGGATCTAGATCGGGGTGTGCTTCAATCCATGCGGCAATGTGGGCATCTTTTTCTGCGGTTCTTCGTGTTGCATACTGACTCCCGCCTTCTTCTTTGCGAAAAGCCGAAGAACTTTCAAAGGCTTTTCGTTCTGCTTTCATGCGATCATGGTGCTGTTGCCAATTTTCGCCCGACTTTCTTTCGTTTGTTCCGGTTCTAGCCATTTCCATATTCCATGTGTTACCCATGTCCCGCTCAGATTGAGTGTAGGTCTTTAGGGACTCTGCAAAATCTTCATTTCGAAACGAGAACGAAGCGGTCTTCGGTTTACGAGATCTATTTTTACCCGTGTAGCCGCTACCACCGCCGCCACCTCCGCCACCTGAACTACACATTAATAGCCTTCTTTCTTAATCATAAGTTTAGAGTTCTTCTTCATAGCCTTTTTCTTGGCAACCGTTAACTTTTTAATTGACTTCATTTAATTTGGTTTCTTAATTACAAGGCTAGATTTACCACGAATTCCTACCCTTTTGGGACTACGAAGCCGTCCTGTGTTGCTATTAGCAACAACAGTTTCGGTATTCTTGGGCTCAGTATAGGTCGATTTAATACCTAACTTGCTAGAAGTATATTTCTTAAGCCCTTGTTTGTTTAACGTGTTAGGATCACGGGCGATTTTAGTCAATACGCCGTCAGCGTTGTATGTTTTTTCTTTTGGATAAACATCCGAATAAAGTTTAACTTTAGGAGTCTTTGGGGTCTTTGGAGTCTTCGGGGTTTTAGCCGTAGGAGCCGCTGATACACTCTTTTGTTGCGCCTCGTAAGCAGCCTGATTAAACCCAACATTTGGCGCACTTCCACTAAGTTGATTCATTCCTGCAAAAGAAATAGGGGCTTCAGGAGTAAGTCCGGCGGCTTGGGTTTTTGCCGCTTTCATCTGAGCCTCGTATGCCTGTACATCCCAATAAGAGCCCATAGGTTGTGTCCTTTTTAGTCTAGAAGTGATTCGTTTTGATCATTGAAGACACGTTGTAGGTGCATAAAAACCGCACGTTGTCCTGCCTGAAAATAGATTTCTTGGACTGTTTCCCCAATCTTGGCACACCGCTCCGGGTACAGATCAGAAAGCACCCGAAGCAGTTGTTCGGAAATCGGAGGAAACACGCTATCCTTAGATATGTTATTATTCATCGGTTTCCTTTGCACTTTGAATAAATGCGTATAGAATAATGACATAATTGATCATATCAAGGACGGTGTCCCGCAGGGCTTCATCCTTAACCTTGAACTCTCCGGTGGTCAGGAAGGTGGAGAGCCGGGACATCTTGTCCGTCAGCCTCACCATGATCCCGGACTCCGTCTTGCAGATCCCCATAGACTCACAGCGGGTGAAGTTCAGGAAGGGGTGCTTATCGTCCTTCCCGCCGCTGTAGTCATGGTTCTTACGCTCAGAGAGCGCACGGGCTTCATCACACAGTTCCTTATGCATTGCTAACAGTCGAGTACGATTCATGGCGTCCATAGTAGCACCTCCTTTGTTTCCCAATTGTATTCTTTGTGTCGTAAGATTCGCGCACAACGCGCTTGTGTCAGAGCAAACTCTTCAGTATAACCGTTTGTTACATAGGCTTCCAAAACTTCAGCCCATGTGTTGGTCTTTAAAATTTTTGTTGCAGTAACAGGACCCACCCCCGTAATGCCGGGATACCCATCGGTCTTATCCCCGGTCAGGGTCTGCATTAACCAATTGTGGTTTGCTTCTTCTTCGGTAATCAGACGGGGAGCCTCATCCTTATCCGGATTCCACAACAAGCCGGGGATGGTGTTCAGGTCTTTGTCTGCGGAAACAATAACCGAATCACCGTAAGTTCCTTCTGTCTGCAAGATGCCAATTATGTCATCTCCCTCTAGGTTGGCTTCTTCACGGACAACATATCTAGTAGAAAGCATTTCCTTAACAGGCTTGTATCCGCAAGGTTTACGACAGGCTTTGCGGTGGCTCTTGTACTCCGGGTAAACGTCCTTCCTGAAGTTGAACTTTCCGGTAAACCCTAGGACGCAGAACTGAGCATCTAGAGTTGCCATATACTTTTGAATAGTCACATCGCACAGATGCAAGGCTTCATTGATATTAGAAAAGGCAACATCAGTATCTTCATCAAGCCGCGCTACATATTCGGTAGCAGAGCATATTGAATAGATAAGGATATCGCCATCGATTAGCAAGGTGCGCTGCGGTAAAACAATAGGCTTCTTACGCATTAGTCTGCCTCTTGAGCGTCTGCGGCTCTAGTAAGAACCTCAATCAAGCCATACGTTCCATGCAGCGTGGACTTCACACAGATGCTGTAACTATCGTCCTTCTTAGGATGTTCTTTGTAACCCACGAACACCATCTCATTGAATCGCTTCTTAAGTTCAAGCAGCAACTCGTCAG